GCCCGGTTAGGCTCGATCCACTGCCGGCCCCAGGCCGGTTAGTACATGGGACACCAGTTCATACTGTGAAACTGGATCCAAGGAACGAGAAGTAGGTAACCAAGTCTCATTATGAGCTTCTGGTTCGATCCAGAAGACGGGTGCCCGAAGGGATTTCTCCCACAAGGACCTGTTCTTTAGTTGCCTCTGTTTCGCCGTATCGTCCCAATTGGGACCTGGGCACTGACTAGCATCATCAGTTCCAGGAAGATACTGAGCGAACCGTTCAATACCATCTAAGACGATCTGTTTACAGATCTCTTGCACTGTTGGTACCTCCGAATCCCGGCTTGAAGGCAGACCCCTCCACGTTACAAAACGTGAACGGGCGTCCTGGATTTGCATGAGCTCCCAAATGGGGTGCTCTCGCAATATTCCCACGTCTGAAACAGCTCTGGGATAGGAACAAAGTTGGTTTTCGAGCAACATGCCTGACCGTATCTTGTTACCAAGATAGAGGATCCAAGGATGGATCTGGCCGGTTTGCAAGCCCGTGAACTTACTCAACAGGCTCTTGGAATCACCCAAACCAACGCCGCCGAAAAGAGCGGGTACGGAGAGAAGTGGTTCTAAGAATTTCTTCTTAGATGGGAAGTACTTACTTATCCAGGTCGTAAGGAATTTTCGTCTAGCGGCGAAACCCGTACGATCAGCTAGATCAATAAGCAGAGGGACGGCATATCTCCAGTCCTTTACCGATGACAGGACCATATTCGGTCTCACCGGGTACAGGGGCTTACCTTTCCAAATGGTAATCTTCGCAAACTCGGATACCGGATCAACGTGTGTCCGGCCACCGGAGATGTGAGATTTTGCCAGGTTAACCTTCATCCCTAAGAGTTTTACAACCTTTAGGTAGGATTCCGCAGTGGCTTTGCGGCCAATGACAATGTCATCACCGCAAATGACGTAATCACGGAAGGTTTCAAAGGACTTACGCCCTGATGCCCTCCAGTGACTATACTGGACGAGTAGATGATGGGTAACGGCCATGAGAGGCCAGGATCCATAGATCCCCATAGGTTGACCCACACCCCATCGAACAGCTGTCGTTTTACCTGATGGGAGTTTAACTTCCCACTCTCTGTCACACATTACTGTGCGGACAGCATGAGCCAGGTTATTACCGAATGCTTCTTCCAAGATTACCTCCTGGCAATCCATTGGAAATAGGTCGGTACATGAGCTTTGGTCAACGGAATAAACCGTGCGGCCTTCACTCTGCCACCTAACTATTTTCGGTATGCTCGACCTCTGGTCAAACGTGCAATCCATTGGAAGGGACCTTAACAGGTTCATCAACCAATCATGGATCGGCTTCATTGCTTGCTGGCTAAAGTAGTCAGGCGAAGCAACCAGTCTAACTTTTCCCGACTTCTCCCTAATTTGGGATATTTTCCCGGGGTACTTGCTAAATGCTTTCCCGCCAGACACTTGGTCTACCGAATACCCTTCCCAAAGCATGGATGCTTTGAGAGAGCAACCAGGTTCAAGACAATCACAGATTGCTTGTTCCAAGTTGAAAATTCCCTCCTTTAACGAGGAGCCATCGGTGGTCTTGGCGCCCGATATAGAGCACCAATCCAGGTGAGCTGAAGCTGAGAGAGGACCATTTGGCCCGGATTTCTCCGAGTAAATGGTTCCAACTACCTTCGGGCTATGGTAATAGTTCTCACTAAAAGCGAGACGCTTTGCCACAGCCTTACCGAAGGGAGTGCTACTCTTAGCGGAAAGAAAGCCATGTACAAACGATTGGAATTCGCTTATCACGGCCTGGGCGGTTCCCGGTAAACGGGAATCCCTAATGGTTCTGAGTTGCTTCTTTACAGAAGACTCATCACCATGACCATACCAAAGGTCAGTGACCCTTACTATAGTCAGGACAACTGATAGGAGGCGGTCATCCTTTTCGAGATGACTTATCCTATCCACAAGAGGCAGGACCAGGTCAGGCACACCCCGGGTCGCCTTGGTGAAAGCCATTGGCTCTCCCAAGTCCTCCCCGAGGATATAAAGCCAGCCCTTGCTTAGGGCTTCCTTTACCCGCTTGATCCCCTGATCTCCTTCGCTTCTGGACCACTTGTCCGCAGTCGGAATCAGTACCTTTGTGTACCAATCGGCTAGTGGGGCAATACGTGGTTCGAGCTTAGAAACCAAGTCGAACAGCATCAACGCAGCTTTGATATTTGGACTAGTCTTCATTGACTCGCC